CAGGAGGCAACAGGTACACGTCATCGGTTGGCGGCGCGATGCCTTGCCCATAGGTGCTCCCCTCCGAAGTCACCTTGTAGATATTTGAAGCCATAAAGCCCGTGCGCTTCGGTGCATTGGCATCGGCCAGCTCCTGGATGATGTCGGTTGTTTGCACGGCCACGTTGTGTAGTTGCACCGGGAACTTTGCCGCTATCTCAGGGAAGCGATTATAGACCACTCCTGTCATTGCCATCACTTCACCTCCGCAGGAAGCCGCATCCCTGAAGAGAGCGCCATATCGTTCAGTGTCTTGCGCACTTCGACGCGGATAAACTCGCGCACGGCATCTTTGCTATCGAAAGGCACGCGAGCGCTATCGTCCAGCAAGGCTTCTTTCAGGATTTCAGCCACAAGGCCACGGATAAGCTGCTTGCTTACCTCGGTCATCTCATAGTTGACTTTGATAGTCACATCTCCAATGGTTGCCATGAGCACATCTCCTAGCTAATCGTCACGATCAACACCTCGTCGCAGAATGTGTAGCTTTCCGCCGACTGGATACCATGCGTCATCCAGTTTTTGCCGAGATACACGATCTGATCACCCTCGCGAATGTCCGTTGTCGGCATGAAACGCAGCAATAATGCGCGCTGCGAGCCGATGATGCCCGCGTAGGCTTGCAATAGCGTTGCCGATGGCTTGATGACGTTCACCATCGCTGTGCCAACCGTGCTGTACGTCCCGACATCATGTGAGTAGCTATCCAACACCGGCGTTGCCGGGAGCCGTTGCACCGTCACCGTCACATCGAGCGAACGTGCAACGGTTGCAGTCATGGCGGCTATCTCAGAGGCTGAGAGCATCGGCTATTCCTTTACCGGCTCCGGCCAGTGCCACGTGCCAACGGCGCCGCCTTCATCATGCGAGACAGGAGAGGCAAAAACCCCGGGGCCTCGCAGCGTCACCGCCTCGTCATCGAAGATTTCCACAATGGCTGCATCCAGGTGCGTGCCTGGCTTGCGCTCATCTCCGAGATGGGAATAGTCATCGAGCACATAATGCACGCCCTGACCCAGCACTGGCGGCTTACTCGGCGCTACAGGAGCCGCTTCGGTTACAACTTCCTCGGTATTAGCCATGATTTATCGTCCTTTCGTAATGTCGGTCCATGTCTCATGCTCACGTTGCAGGTCTGTTCGTACCATCCTGGCAAGCTTGGGTTTTGCCTGGCGGCGCAAGTAGTCAGCCATTTTCTGCTTGGCCTGCATCAACTGCGACACTCTGAACGATTGCCCATCCGAGCTAAAGTCAAAGCGCCCTGTGAGCGTTGCCGCCCAGAAGTCCAACAGGTTAGCAGCCGCCGAGTACACATCGTAGACCTTGCCCGTGGCAAACACCGGCGGCAATTGCCCCGGTACCGTGCCCGTGGTGAATACACTTGCCTCAAACTGCCAGTGCGCCCCATTATCGAGCAGCAGTTCAGATGATACTGGCGTGAGCACTTTCCAGTATGCAGTGCCCAGTAGCCCTTGTAGCACCACGTCAGCCTCCCAGTACCCCTGTTTGCTGTAATAATCAGCAAAGATGAAGGCCGCGACATTATTCGTGCTGGCCGTGTTCACAATGCTGACGAACGGATCCAGCAACTCATAGCCGATATCATCTCTTACCCGGTCGAGGGCGTCTTGAATTTGCTGATCGGTGAACTGCTGGCTTGCTCCTGCTGGATCGGCTATCATCGTCCTCACCAGGGCGTTCAGGTCCCCCATCGTGTTTCTCACTGGCATCGGCTATTTCCTTTGGATCAGGCACTTCTACGCCACCTTCCCCGAGCAGGCGGGCGATATGCACCTGGTCAACGACGCATACTACATTGCCGTTAGGATGCAGTATCCACACGGCTTAGAACCTCGCGGGAACAATCACCGCCCATATGGTCCCCGTCATTGATGCGGCGAAGTCCACGCTGACAGAGCCATCCGACTGCACAAAGCGCGCCGAGTCAAACGGCCCGATAAAGGCGGTGCCTGTTGAGGCGGTCAGGTTGCCAGAAGTGAAGTCACCCAGGCCGCCACGAAAGGCAGGTGGGTTAGACGTGCCTGCGCGTACGATCACCGTCTTGGTACCGGCAAAGGTGTTCTGCACATACAGCAGCAACTGTTCAGCATCAGGGGACGCGGGAATGGCGTTCGACGGCAGCGCAATGGTCATGCCGTTAGCCGCGTCGATCGCGGTACCGGCATTGTTGAGCACCGCGCCATTGGGTGTCATAGTCGTAAGTGGTAAATTTGTTCGTGCCACGTTCGTATCTCCTTTCTCAGTTTATGGATGGGTGAATGTGGCAGCGACAGCGGCCTGCGGGCGTACTGTTTTCGCGCCATAGAGCGTCAAGCCCTTGACTGCATCACCGAAGCGCAGCGGTGGTCGGTAGGCTTCCGTCTTGGCAAGCCCTAACGCTTTGGTATAGGCCATACGATGACTTGCCAGCACGACATCAACAGAACTAGCAGACCCGACAGTGCCGGAGATATGCGGCGCGTTGATGCTCTCGTAGACATCCATACCCAGGATGCGGCCCCGGTAGGCGTCATTTGAGAGGCCTTGTGCGGCATCAAGCGAAGCGTTCGTGATCTGAGAGTTGGCTTCTGGTGTATTAAAGGAGGTGAAACGCGGGTCCATCAGCAGCAGTGTCGTAATCCACGGAGGGATGACGCACCAGCGGCCAACCTTGGGTACTTTCTGCTCTGAGAGACGCTGTGACACCTGGACGAGCTGGTCATAGGCGGTACCGGTTGTGCCGGCGGACGCACCCACGGCTGTATAGACAGGATAGGCAGGCGTCCCTGAAATCTGCGTGGCTGCATCCACATAGAAGCCTGCCAGGTACTGGTCGATGCCCAGGGCGAGATCATAGGCGGCCCAACTCATCGCTTCAGTCATGACCTGCGGATGGTTTTGCGCCTGGTCCACATCGTCAACGATAAAGTTGTAGTATTTCGCCTGTGAAATCACGAGCGATGTCTGTGCATCGGTCAGTGATTGGGGCGCCGCAAGGTCGGTATCCTTGCTATAGTTGGAGATGGTGATGTCACCGATTGCGTTGATGCGCACAGTGTCACCCATGCGGCTGATCGTGCCCTCGTAGTTGTCGTTGAAGAGATTTCCAAAGACAAGGTTGGCACGCAGAGCAGGCAGCAGCGTATCTGCCCACAAAATCGGGTTAAACTCGTTTAGAGACATGTGTCTTTCTCTCTTCTATCATCTCGACCGTAGAGGAAAGATGATTATTTGGTTTTAGTAGCGCGGCGGCGGGTTTTTGGCAATGAATGCCTGGATTTCTGGCCGCCTCGCCTCATATTCAGCTTGCTTCATGTGCGTGATGACATCCCAGGAAAGCTGTGCAGTATTGGCAGCACCGCGCCCCGGATTGGTTGCGCCGCCTGCTGTCGCTGCTGCTTTGCCTGCCAGGTAGGGCTTGTTTTTGAGCAGGTCTTTGAGCAGCGTATCAGCGTTCCTGGGTGTGCCATCTTCATCGTACTCAAGCGCATCCCAATCAATCAGTTGCGCCGCTGCATCCGGGTCGATAATGCCAAGCCTCTGAGCCTGCCGCTCCACTTCGTAGCGCACGATACGCTCGGTCAGCGCGGACGTGTCGCTATCATACCTGGATTGCAGGTCGGTGGCTTGCTTCTGCCAACGTTCCGTCTCGGTCAGTTTCTCAGCATCGAGCTTCGATTTGAACTCTTCCAGTTCTTTGGCTCTGCTCCAATGCTTTGTGGAATCCGTCCGGGCTTTTTTGAGTGCTGATTTGAGATCGTTAATCTCTTTTAGGGCGTCATCAATCGATGCAGGTGCTTTGGTGGTTTCTGGCGTTTCACCAGTTGCCGAGGTGTCCGTTACGGACGTGTCTGATGTCTGCGTTGCACTTTCATCAGACGAGGGTTCATTTGGCATAAGTATAATCCTTTGTTTGTGATGATGTCAAGATGACAGGTTATCGGGTAGTCAGTCAAGCTGTAAAGCCTGTTCTACCGCTATTCTAAGCTAACACGTGCAAATTCAGAGTAAGTAAACGTAAATTCTCTTACTCTGGTCTATCCTTAAGATACTTCAATAAAGCCTTAATCCGTTTTGGGTCTTCTCGAAGCATACCAAGAGCCGTATTGCATTCACCACACAGAAGACCTCTGATCTTACCAGTCACATGATCATGATCGACATGCAACATTGGAACAATATTCTCTGTGCGTTTCTTGCAACCACGGCGGTTTCTTTCAGGTTGCTTGCAGATTGCGCATACATCGTCTTGGGCATGTGAGAGCGCGTTGTACTCATCCAGTGATATACCATAGTTGGCGTACAGTTGCCTGTCGCGCTCCTGATCATAGCTATAGCGACTACGCATATACGCATTCCAACAAACACGGCAAAGTTGGCGGTCATAGATGCGTGGTGCTTCACCGCATTTAGTGCAGAGGTTGTAAGGGGGTGATTTAGGTGATAAGCTATCCATAGGTGAGCCTCCTGTTAGGTTCATCTCACGTCCAGGGTAGTTCCCGCTACGCCTGGACTCAACAATTTCTACTGCCATTATATCACACTCCGTCCCGCTTCTCAAGCCGTTCTACTCCTTATTTGCCGTGATAATTTCGTTGGCCTGGTGCTGCCTGCTTCATGCGAGCAATCGAACCGATTACCGCTTCAGGTACATGTTTGGCTCGCAACTGTGCGGCCCGCCCACCATGGCCGAGCTTGTTGGATTTGCCGCGAAACTTGCCGGTCTTTTTTGTATCAGTTGCCATTGGTGTTGCCTCCTTGATTGCCACCAAACGGCGGTTGCCCGCCCTGCGGCTGTCCTGGCTGTATGCCTTGCGCCGCCATTTGCTGCTGCTGTAGTTGCAATGCGGCCTGTTGTTCTGCTGCTTTCTTTCTCGCCTCAGCTTTCGCGTCAAAGCCAAGTCTGGTGATGACCGTCTCTTTGGATACGCCTAACTGCTCAGTGATTTGCCCTGTTTGCGCCGCTGCCAGATCATCCATAGGCAAGAGGTCTTGCCAGTGCAGCGTCACCTTGTACTTCTGGTAGTTGGCGATGCTCACTCTGCCTGCCAGCACAAGCGCCGCTCGTGACACCTCGCGTATGAGCTTGCCATACAGGCGCTGCTTCAAGATCGTTTTCTCAATGAGCGGCTGAAACAAGAGTTCCAACGCCACGCCGCTGATATTGCCTCGTGGCAAGGTCGTTTCTCGCCCGAGCGCCACACCTGGCACACGTGAGCGTTCATCCATATCGGAGCGCAGGTCGGCGGCAAAGTTGCGCGATGAGGCGAGGTCGCTATGCATCTCCAGGTTTTGCAATGTGCCGTCCATCGATTCAATCACCAGCACGTCATCCACGGCTACACTGATCTGTGACGCCTTGAAGCCCTTGCCCCACGTTTTGGGGTGTGCGTGAAACTTGATGATGACCTGGGTATTGGTTTGTGTAAAGTTGAGCGCCTTGTTCATGCCAATGAGATCAGCAGTCAGGTCGGGTATGCCCCAGGCGTCATTCGTGTTGGGCAAGTTTTTGTTGGTGAAAATGGGTGGGAATGGGTACAGCCACTCTTCAGGATCGCCAACTTGCTGCCATGAGCCATAGCCTAGAGAGCGCGTATAGTTCGTGATGGTCCAGGTGTCCTCAAGATCGTCCTCGCCTGTTGCTGTGAGATCACTGTTGGGATCCACACGTGCAATGATTTGCCGCGTCTCTGTATCGCCCCTGCTATACTCGATGATATAGGCGATATGTACTTCGCAGTCATTTGGCAATGTGACCATACGCACGTTTTGCGGGTCCATCACCACGATACGCGGTACAGCCATATCGCCCGTCGACGGGATAAGCTTCACGAAGTTCTGTCTGCACACCCCGCCATTCATCGCCATCTCAGTAAGCAGCGTCATCTTATCGTCATCATCGCCCCACAGTTCGTCAACGAAGTCCTGATCTGAGGCTTCGAGCTTGACCACCTGGCCGAACAGGAACGAGACGCCTTTATCCACAACGGGACCACAGCGATTAGTGATCACGTTGAGATCGGGCTGGTCTTTCTCTACCTTGAGCGGTGGCGCAAACTCGCCACGGTACGCTTTCCAGGCGTCGGCCATCTGCCGCTTGCGTTCAAGATCATCCTGCGGCACAGGTGCCTGAGCGAGCGTCTTCACCTGGCTCTGATAGGATTGTAGGGATGTCACCATGGCTTATTCCTCTCAGGCAGTGGATAATGGTACATACAGCAGTAACGGTAGGGCTCGTGATCTACTTGCAGCACCTCCACCGGACTTGCAGCAATGAGTTGCTTCTCGACCCAGTCCGAAAGGCATTTCAGCGAGCAGAATAGCCAGGCTTCTTTGCCATTCTGCCACTTACCTTTGGAGACGATGAACCAATCGTCAGGCATGGCATCATTGGCATGCTGAAAGATCAACGTCGGGTCAAGTAGGTGCTCTTTGCAGCAGATATCACAGCGAAATCCATTTATTCTCATCTCACCTCCAAATGTTCTTGTAGTACGTCACGCCGGATGGCTCCAGGTCGAAGCGTGCGGTTAAGTAACGAAGCGCATCGAGTGCGTGGTCATTCTCTTTTACTGGCTGATCGCCACGCTTCAAGTTCTGCCTCATATCCCAAATGTATGATTCTGGCTCATCTTCCAGGCAAGTCGGTTGCTTGCCCTCTGCCAGGTCTCTATCGCGTTCCACCAGGCAATCACGCATGATCTGGATACGCGCTTTCCCATCGCCCGCTGCTCTGAACCTAGATGCTACAGCCTGTATACCGTCACTGACGCTTTTGTGCGCTGGCGTGGTGAATAGCCTGAGATGTCGCTCTAAAGTCGCTCTATCTTCAGCATCGTGGTCACAGATGATCTCACGTGGTAACGGGTCTGCCCATTCGGCAGGGCTGTCTTTGTATCGTGGATGATCCTTTGGGAGTATATGAAACCAACCACTTGCAGCCGCGATGTCCTGCGCATGATCCTCGACGAGGCGCTTGGCATGGTAAATCTGGCGGTAGATGATGATACGCCCATCAGGATCGATGGCAGCCCATAAGCAGGCGAACGGATTGGTGAAGCCGAAGTCCACTGCCAGGTAACGAGGCCATTCTTTCGGGACACGATACGTATTAATCAGGATGCGTGATCTATCCCAACTATCTTCATACACCGTCCCCTCTGCTGCTACCCACAAGCCTAAACGATAGCGAGCATAGCGCACGCCTGTGAGCCTGTCGAGCTTAGCAAGATACCGCTCTCCCTCCGGCGTCATCGTGCCATTTCGGGAGAAAAGCGTCGGGTTATCCTCATGCTTTGTATCGAGCATAAGCGTTCCTCCATCGCGCGCGCGTTGTTTGAGCCAGTGCAGAGGACTATCGGCATTGCAGTCACCGATTAACTGCTGTATGGGAAGCACACCGTTACGTAGGCGGATAGTACACATCTCCCAATCTTCATCCTCAAGTTCAAGGGCTTCCTGGGCAAAGATGAGATCCCAATCGCTTGACATGATCTTGCTTGGCTTATCCAGCCCGCTCACACCGATGATCGAACCATTAGGGTATTGGTATTCCTGCTTGGAACTCACGAAATGGACGCCCTGCGCAGGATGCAGGACTTTCTGCTCAAGAGTCGTCATGCCGGATTCAGTGAGCGAACGCCGTGTTTTGCGCACCATCAGCAAGCGGCAACCAGGGTATTGCGTTGCCCAGTAGTTGAGGTATTCAAGATTGCCGCGCGATTTGCCGGTACCGGCAGGACCGGCAAACACGACCTCCGGCCCTGTATAGGTGAAGAGATGGCTAATATTGCCATAGGCTGTATAGGTTTCTTCGACTTCAGCTACTGGCATTCTGCGGCTCTCCCGTTTCATGAGTGAGGATGATACGCTTCGTGTAATTCTGATTAGCTACCTGCTCGTCTGGTCGCACATCCATGCCTGTAATCTCTGAACGCCTCTTCGATAAGGCAATCACTCGATCAATAGACCATGTATCACCCTCTTGTGCTTTGCCGTAAATCCCCTTCAGCATGTCATCCAGGCGCATCTCTTCCAGCTTGCGTAAGTCTTTCGCATCAGTTGCTGGTACACGATCCAACTCACGTTTGATGGCACGAAACGCGCCGCTCCTGTCGCTGTACCCAATCTGCAAGGCTATCTCATCGAGTGTATAGCCTTGCTTGCGAAGCATGATTGCAAGCTTTGCTTTCTCAGCCGCGTTGATATCCTTTACAGTTGTGTGTCGAGCTTTGGCTGATCTCATTCATGCCTCACAATATATAGGCGTTGACTGCATTGTGTTGACGCTCATTCGTCCTCCACTCGTGGGCTATAGCATTTCGTGTTCTTTGCGCGACGCACGCCCTCATCGAGCGAAGCGTGTGTGTTCACATCGCGCTGCATTGTGGTGGGATTGCGGTATGGCACATGACCGAGCGGTGTAGCAACGCTGTCTTGTGTACGGCTGAGCGTTGGGCGTTTGCGAGCCTTGAGCAGCAGAAGGCGCAGGAGGTTCATGGCTTTGCCTCCTCATCCTTGAAGGCATCATAGAACGCTTGTGGCACGGCTTGCCGGTGGAGTGCATCGTAGTCCTTGTTGGCTGTCGTTGTTGAGTTGCTTGTGACCATCTGTGCGGTGTACACCGTTCCACATTGGCAGTACGTGGCGTGTCCTGGTGCGAGGTGGATGTGACGCAAACAAAAGCGGCATTGATAGATCATGGCTGCACCTCTGGTGGCTCGCAGCGTTCATGTTCTGCCATAAAGGCGTTGAGTCTGTCCGTCATGACGCGCCAGCCAAGTTGTGAGAGGTAGTGCTTCTTGCCACACCAGCATTGCACATGGTAGTCAGCGCCCCAGGTGCCACCGAAGGCGAAACGGTGTATCTCCGCAGGTGGCTGTGGCTTGCGTTTGGCGGTCAGGACAGGCTTGTGCATGGGCTACTCCCTCACGATGCCATATCTAAGCGACGTGGCGGAAATAAGATGGTGACTTGCCGCTCATACATGGCAGCACGCGCGATATCCACGGCTTGAAACTGGACAGTGCTGCCTACCGATGGCGGAAGTACGCCATACTGAAGGTACACCTGCTCAAATGCCTGGACTCGCGCTTGCCGCTGCTGCTCTTCGTTCATGGCTACTCCTGTACGATGCGTACCGGCAGATCGAAGGCGAGCGTGCGGCCTGGCGTCAGTTCTGTGCCTTTGGGGAGAATGTCCGTAGTCTCTTTCGGTGGCTTGAACTGCTTGCCGATGCGCTCGACTTGTCGCCAGTGCGGTTCACATGCGTAGAAGTGGTAGTACACACCGTCGATCTTGCGCGTCACGGCGGGCTCGGGATCGTCGGGTACTTCACCGCATACCTCGCACACGGGCACAGGTACAAGCGTTCCATCTGCGAGCGGCATTTGCTTCGTTGTCATGTGTCACCTCACCTCGCGAGAAACCACACGTAGGCGCCGCTATAGGCGAGCAGGATGGTCACAGCGATGAGGAGTGCGATCTTGCGCCACTGTGCCCAGCGGCGTATGGTGCCAGGGATGTCGATCACGAACTCGTGCATGAGAGCCTCCTTACGATTGGCGCCGGGCATAAAAAAAGACACTCCGAGCTTTTCACTCAGAGCATCTGCGTTCGTCCTGCGACAGCGATCAATGCTTATTGGTTCTGGCAATTAACGCCTGCCAGCCGACGGTAGCCATTGATCTTTCGACGGTGGGACTAGGCATGTAGGCTACACCCACCTCGGGAGGCTGGCCCTGCATGATCAACAGGGCGTTTCCGCTAAAGCGCGCCGCGGCGTTCTGACTTAGATCATCCCTGAACTACAGCCTCTAAGTCCCTGACGGGACGCTTGCATGCCCAGGACCAGCAGTGCAACAACAACCCGCCTAAACGCCTGGGCTCGCCAACGGGTTTGGCCGCACTCCTGCAAAAAGATGCTTCAATCCGCGGCCTTGAGCTTCTTACACAGTTCCACCACGAATATACCGATGGAGGCAACCCAGCCATGCTTTACCCGCAGCGTGATCTCGCCCTCATCGGTGATAGCCTTAATTTTCGGCTCTAGCCTTAGGGCGAGCTCGACTACTCCATTGTCAATATGGTTCATCACAGCCTTCCCGGCGCACACCGCAGGGAACTGGCCTGTTTCGCAGATAAGCATTGGTCGCACTCCACACAACAGAAGAAAGGTCTATGGGAGTAGTATAGCCTACACCTGCGCAAGTTGCAAGAGATTGTCCCGGTACTGCCATAGTGTACTATGGCTCATAGAGCATGTCTAGCGTGGCCTCCATCGCCTCGAACCACCGCTTTCGTTTCTGCTCAGGAAACGATGTGCTGATAGGTGGCAATGCACGGAGAAGCCCGAGCAGCAGCGGCTCCTGAAGAGCAGGCTGCACTTGACGCTTGCGCGTTTCCTCTCGTAGCTCTGCGCACCGCACTAGGATATATTCTCGCAAGTT